CGCCGATGATGCCGACCTCGACACCACCGATCGCCGGCTCCACGACACGGAGCTCGACCGGCGCACCGGGCGTCTCCGCAACCAGCAGCGCCGACGAGTCACCGACGATCATCGTCGCCGAGTCCAGTCCTCTGGAGACGACGAAGTTCATCGGGCCGACACGCTCACCGTTGATCGGCGCGAACTGCGCGAACGCCGTCGAGGAGAGCCCGAACACGTACCAGTACGCGTCCGGGCTCATGTACACGGTGTCGGCCGCACGGCCGCTGTTCGTGTACACAGCGGACGCACCAGCGCCGAGTGCGGTGAGCAAGTTCGCGAACGTGCCCGTCGCCGCGTTGAACGTCGTGCCGAGAACGTGACCCTGGCCGGAGTCGATGATGACCTGGGCTGCGTCCTCTTCCGTCTTCAACGCGTAGTCCGCAGCGGCGAGCTGGAACCACAGGTTGAGGGCGTCGGGGGTCGACCAGTTGATCGCCTGCCATGAGAGATCGCCGCCGCCGAGATACGTGGACGCTGTCGTGGTCTCCATGTCGACGACCATTCCCTGGTTGCCGGCCTCCGTCTTCTCCGTGTTCTGTACGGCGACGACCGGCCGCTGGCTGACCTTCGGATAGGTGAGCTGGCCACGGTTCAGGGCGGCCCTGGTCGCCGACGAGACGATTGGCCTGCTCGTGTCGATCACCTGGAAGATCTGGTCGATGTGCTGCGGCGGCTGCAACCCGCCGACGTTCGACGAGAGCGTGTTCGCCGGCGTCCGCTTCAGCAGCTCGAGCCGCGACTGGGCGGCCCGGATCCCGGTCTCGTCTCCGAACTGGGCGGCGATCTTCGAGCAGATCTGCGACTCGCGGGTCAGGATGACGTCGCGGGCGAACTCGGCCATCGTCCGGTAGACGGGGCCGTCCTCCTCGCCGCCGGTGATGTCGAGCATGGCCCGCTTGACGAGCCGAGACTGCTCCTCAGCGGCGTCATGCGCCTTCTTGTCCTCGAGAAGCTGCGCGATCTCGGCGTCGAGACCGGTCAGTTCCTCACGGTAGTGGGCGAGCTGCTTCTGGTCGGTCTCGTTCAGTTCGCCGTCGCCGCGCTCCCTCAGCAGCTCTTCAGCCGAGTTGTGGACGAGTTCGCGCCTGGTGACGCGACTCTGGAGTCTGAGCTCCGTTGCCGTCTGGCTCATTGCTTTATCCCTCCGAAGTTGGCTATTGCTCCGTCGGGCGGGTGCCGTCTTCGGGGGTGCCGGTCTCGCCGGGGTGCCCGTTCTCTACGGGGTGCGCCTTGTCTGTCGTACTGTCACGGTCGTACCGAGATGGCAGAGCGATACCTGCACGCTTCAGCTCCGCGACCGTGTCTGCGTCCATGTCGAGCGACGCAATCTCTTCCTCCGCGATGTCGGCGGCGATCTCCTCCCGGATCGCCAGCACAGCAGCGTCGTCGAACGCGCCCTGCGGGGTAAGCGCGATGTTGACTAGATGGCCCTTGACGCGCTGGACGATTCCTTCCGCCGACCGGACCGTCTTCTTCGCGAACGCCTCAAGCGACACCTTCGACAAGGCGCCGGCCCGGACAAGCTCGAGCGCCTTGTCACCGTCAGGGCCGTCGAGGATCTTGAACGAACCATAGAACGCGTCATCTCGTTCGACGAGTGAAAGTCCGTGCCCGATCACATCGCCGAAGGTCTGGCCGTGCCTGAAATTGACGTGCACGTGGCTGGCCCTGCCAGCTTGGGCGCCGCGCACCTGGTCGGCGAACGCACCAGGCATCCACATCTCCCGATAGCGCGTGCGGCCGTCATCGGAAACCTCAGCTGCGACGCCGTAGGGGACGATGCGGACATCGAGGGTGCGGCCGTCGCCGACCCGGCCTCGATCAGCGAAGCTCCTACAAAGAACCCCTCTCTCGAGGGGCTCGGTCTGCTGCTGTTCGTCTTGGATGATGCTCATCCTGTACCTCCTATCGCCGCCAGTCGCGGCCCTGGCGACGCAGGTGCGGTCGCCCCAGCTTGTGGGTCGTCTTCCTCCGAGGTGGTGTCGAGCGGCAGGAACGTGTCCGACGCGTCAAACCAGACAAACTGGCCCGCCGGCAATAACCGTGCCGTCATTGCGTCAGCGATCCGCTTTGCAGTCGGCCGCAACTCGAAACGCCACCACATCTCGCCGAGCGCAGCCGGGTTCTGGTAAGTCAGACCGCCTTGCAACGCCATGTTCAGAATCACCGAGGGGACACCGAATGCGGTCGCGATCATGCGCGCATCGAACTCCTGCGTCTCGAGCAGCGCCAGATCCTTCGGATCGAAGTTCAACTCCTTCACCGCGATCTTCTGCGGCACAACAGGCGGAGCCCCGTTCCTGGACTGGGCGGCGGCCATCCACTGCGCCTGCAAGTCAGCCGCCTGTTCCTTCGTCTGCCTCTGCTCCGGTTGCAGATACACCTTCGGCATCGCACCCTGCGACAACGACATCGACTGGTTCCCGGCGGCTAGCAGCCCCCACGCGATCTGCGCATAGGCGCGCAACGCAGAACAGCCGTGCGCATCAGTGGTCGGGTTCCGGTCGATCTGCACAATCCGCGCAGGTGCGAGCTCTGCCTCTCCGTACTTGTAGACGCGCGACCCGTCCCGCCAACTGATGTCGAGCATCGACGAATCAAGGACAGTCCAATTTCGCGGATACCCGTCCGCGTAATAGTTCGTCACGTACTGGCATGAGAACCCCCAGCCGTACAACTGCTCAACGATCGCGAAGACCGCGTCCGATATGCCGTTCGGGAACATGTTCGAATCCGGTGATGACACCCACTCTGGGACGGTCGATCCTTCGAACTTCAACGGCATCCCTGCGATCTGCTGCGAGTTCAGTTGGATGCACCGGTTCGAGACCCACACCTGTTCAGCGAGCCGACCGTCACCGGGAACCCACATCTGCGACGCTGACAACCCCTGCTGCGCCCACCAGGTCGGGATGATTGTGTTCCAGAGACTGATGTTCGTGCCCTCAAGAGGGGCAACGTCACGCTTCAGCAGATCGAGGCTCTCGATTGTTTCGAGCCGCCTTCCGCGGCCGAAGAGGCTAGACAGCCCCACTGGCCCTCACGATCGTCACGTCGTCACCGAATACGCCTCGAATAGCGCGGGCGGCGTCCTCTTCGCGGGTGTGTGATTCGCCCTCTGAAACGATCTCGCCGTTCCCGGCGATAGCGGACCAGCGCCACTCGCCCGCCTCATCCTTGTAGACGAGCACATGATCGACATTCGATTCCATCAGTAGATGTGGAGTTCGTAATGGAGGATGTCGCAGTCCATTGCCGCTTTCACCCCGAGAGTCGCTGCGACCAGTGGTGCGATATTGATCGACGAGTTCCGCCTAGACCAAGCCCAACGATCGACTAGGGGTCGCGTGCGCGAACCAAGGATCGCAGCATTCAGAGATACCTGGTTGCGATGCCGCACTTTGCCTTCACGAACGAGATCCACGAAGAGACCGCACGCGTCGGCATGTTCCTCCGAATCAAACCTGCGCACAGTCAGACCCTCATCCTCGACCAGCTGCGCCAAGGCTCCGGCTGGGCCTTTCCCATCACAGACGATCTCGACCACATCACCCTCAGCGTGAAGGTCAAAGAGTTTGGCAGGCACCCATGCGGTCCCATCCGCGTCCTCGAGCACAGCAACCAACAGTTCATCGGCGCCGCACACGCTCACGGAAACGATCGCCGACCTCCGCTCAGGCGAGACATCGAAGATCAGGACGCGATCCCCTATCGGCTCGAGATCCTCATCTCCCGCCTCAGCCCACGCCTCAAGATCCACCATCGACTCGGTTACACCACTCGTGTCTGGCCAGTCACCGACACCCAACCGCTCAACCGCGAACCCCCTTGGCGTCAACTCTTTGCGCTCAGCCTCGATGTATTCCGGCGTGATCCGAATCCCCAACGCCGGATTCGTCGCCGCCCATGAACAGAGATCATTGGCCAGATCAGGCCCGACGTCATTCGGTGTCTCAGCGTCCAGAGACCATTCGAAATAGGCGAGGCGATCATCGTCACCGGCAAGAGCCCGTTCGCGGACACGCGCAAAGACGATCCCGTCCTGATGCTCGATCTGGTCGACCGCGGACCCCGTGTACCAGGCTTGCGGGTCAGGCTGAGCCGACATCACCGGCAAGATCGCGTTCTGCGAAATGACCGGGAAGAACAGGGGCTCGTCAAAGATCACTGGTGATCCGGAGAAACCGCGTCCGCCACCCCGCGTCCTCGTCCGAAACCTGATCCGCGCACCGTTGTGGAACTTGACCAGTTCACGGCCGTTCGTGCGACGCACATAATCGATCTGGTTGAGCAGCCAATCGCTTGAGTCGATCAGGCCGTCAAGCTCTTGGAACGCCTCAAGCGACGTGTCCGAGAGGTGCGCCGAATGGATGAGCAGCCTCTCGCCGAGAAGCAGAGCACCTACAAGCTCGCGCGCCAACAGAAGAAGCGTCTTGCCGTTCTGACGGGGCGCACAAAGACCGACAGTGAACGCGGCCCATAGATCACCACGGCGAAGCAACGATGCATGCAAGATGTCGAGCTGCCAGCCATCGAGCTCAATACCGATCTTCCCCAAAAGATCCACGGCCTCCGTCCACCGCGGATGCTCATCACCGTCCGGAATCACACAAATCCGCGGACGCCGCGCGCCCTCGTTCACGCTGCCAATTCCCTCTCACGCCGACGCGCCAACCTCGCAGTAGCGCGATTACACCGACGATGCTCAGGGCCACGAATCGACCCATCCGGAGCATGACCGAGATCCCACGGAATACCAGCGCCGATCAAAACACCAGGAAGAAGACAATGGACATCACGGCAGTGAGTGAACTCGCCGGCGTCAAACCGTCGCTGCCACTCCTCCTTCGTCTTCACGAATACCCGGCCATAGCCACGAGACACCGTCGTTTGCCCCAATGCCTTCCGCTGAGCAGTCCGCCGCGCATCCTTCTCACGCGCCACCATCAACCCCCACATGCTCATCTTCCCCCGCCGCTGCAGCCGATTATCGATCGCCACCTGACGATGCTTTGAGCAGTAGTGCGACCTCTGCGTCGTCGCCTTCTGGTCACAACCATCCGGCCACTCACACATCCGCGGCCCATGCGAAGCAAGCCGCCTCTCAAGATGCTGACGCGCCTTCCGCTCACGCACCCGCTGGTAATACGCCTTCGACAGCGCCCGATCACACTCACGACACCGACTCTTGAATCCCCCACTCGAAATCCGCGACCGATCGCGCACAAACTCCCCAACCGTCCCAACATGGCCACAAACCCGGCACTTCAAGCGCAATCCCGAACCATCAGACCTCTCGCGGGTATTTCGGTCTGCGGGGGTCATTGGGTGGGCGGTGGCTTAAAAAAGGGGGGTGGTGTTCTTTGAAGAGGACCGTGTCGATGTCTTGGTCGTCGATGTCTTGGTGGTCGTGGATGAGCGTTTGGTTCTGGGTTTGGGGGGGTCGTAGTCGCCTCGTTCTCTACGTTGGCGGTAGTTGGGGTCGCTCAAGTGTGTCTCCTTGAATGCGGAAACCACCCTTTCGGGTGGTTTTGGTGATGGCTAGCGCCTGTCAAGCAGCCAAGCAAGCAAGGGGCTGCGGTGGTGCTGGCTGGGATGGTAGCGGGGTGGTCGGTGGTCGTCAATGGAGTTCGTCGGGTGTGATGCGGACTGCTCCGGTGACTCCTCGTCCGATGATTGGGATGCCGCGGAGGTCCATTGGGTTGGGTGCGTAGTGGTGTGGGCGCTCGAGTTTGGTCTCTGCGTCGGGTGCGAGTTTGGCGATGAGTGTGGCGTTGCGGGCGTGTTCTTGGGTGCGGCGGATGATGAGGTTGAGGCGTCCTTCGGTGGGGATGGGGGGGTGGCCGCGGTTCATGCGGCGGTTTCCTTTCGGTGTTCGAGTTCGATGAGTTGGCCGGCGCGGTTGACGAGTTGGGCGGCGCGTTGGTTGCTGATGCCGAGGTGGAGGGCGATGGTGCGGTAGCTGAGTCCGCGTTCTCGGAGCCGGAGGGCTTCGAGTTGGTTGGGTGTGAGGACGCGGTTGGCGATGGTCCAGTAGTCGGGGTTTGAGGTCATTAGTACGTCTCGTCTTCTGGGTCTGGTGCGATTTCGTCGAGCCAGGCTAGGTCGCTGTCTCTGAAG